CCTGATACAGGATTAAATCCATAGTATTCAGTAGATGATTTTCTGCCTCTATCAGGTCTTGGATTAAATAATGATTGATTATCAGATGAATCTACCTCACCAATCTTTAATTGTGGATGATCAATATCAAAACATTCAGGACAAACTCTTAATCCATTACGAATACTGTCTTGTATTTCATATTTTAAATCTTTTAATTTATAAGTAAATCCACATCTATCACAATCGCCTAAAGCTTTTTTACCTACTGCGTAACTCATCTATATAAATTTACATCAGGAACAAATTTTACCGATGCTCTTTCTCTATCAGCATCGCTTACATCATTCCAAAGTTCATCATATCTTTGTTTAATCATCCCAACTCTATTTTGTGCTTCAGGTATTTTACAAGCTAAATTATAAGCTAGAGCATATGTTAAACATGGTAAATATCTACTAGGTACATCTGCATTATTACTTGCAACATTACCTGCATCTTCTATTCTTTTTATATAGTCATATACTAATGTATATGTTTCTGCAGAATCAGGTGTTGACCATAAAACTATACTATTAGAGCTTGTGCCTTTATCAATAAAAAATTGTGTCGGCTTAGATTGTAATAGTTTACTTGCTTGATGATTATATTCTGTTCTTGATATTCTGTTTAATCTTTGATCAAACTGTTTATCTGTATCACCTGCATCTGTTCTTATAAAAGCATCTACTACTTCTAGAGCACTAGATTCTAAAGTATATGAACTAGTACCAGCAGTAAGTGTCTGAGTAGCTTGTTCTATCTTCCAAAGATTTAATCCCTTATTTTGCCACTCTAAGAAAATAAGATTCAGAGCTCTTTTAGCTCCTCTATAGTCATAACCAGAACGCAATTCACTACCACATAGATCATAAGCTTCTTCCATAATATCGCCTAAATCTAGTGTAAATGCTGTTGTTCCACTTGTTGCCATTATTTACCTTCTTTTCTTCTTATTGCTTCTTTGCCTTGCTTGGCGATTTTTGCTTGTTCTGTTTTACCTGCAACTTTTGCTCTTTGCTCCAACACAGTAAGGATTTGGATTTTTCTAGCAAAAGGTTTGTTAATTCTTTTAACTTTAGCCACAGTTCTACGAGCATCTGCTGGAGTTCTGAAAGCAATGCTAACAGTGTCTTTTGGATTTTCATCAGTATATAATCTCCTCCCACTACCTTTGGGTTTTTTTCCTGTTCCTACTTTAGGGTCTCTACGCTTTCTCAATTAACACTTCCACCTTCTACGAGCCTGCCTAATTCTTGAATTAGGATCATTTCTAGTTTTAGCTGAACTGCGTTTAAGTTGTCCTAAAGACCTTGCACAATAAGATTTTCTGCGTTTTGCTGCCTTACTACCTTTCTTAACTTTGCCTGTTACTGCTGTTTTTAACTTAGAACCAGGATTTAATCGCCTATAGGCTTTAACTCCTGCTTTAGTCATACCAGCACCAGACTTAGTAGGTCTAAAATTTTTTTTATTTCTAGGCGGCATCTTCGCCTGTTTTCTCATTGGCATATTAGTTATTAATACTTCTTACCACCTTTCTTGCCACCTTTAGTAGACATTTTACTTCTCATAGGTTTTTTGCCCATAGCTTCAACTTTTCTACCACTAGAATATCCTCTATTTTCCATAGGTTTGTCATTAGTCATTTTAGTACTCATACCCGTACCAAACATTCTTTTAACATAATTTCTATTAGATTCAGCACCTATTTCAGTTGCTTTTACTTCTCTACCACCACGCATGCCCATTTTGGTTTTCATACCACCACGCATGCCCATTTTGGTTTTCATAGTGTTTTTACCACCCTTGTAACCCATTTTACTTTTCATTTTTCCTGCCATAATTTTATACCCTTACTTAGATGCAGCTTTTTTAGGTCTACCCTTTTTTTTAGCTGCTGTTTTTTTAACTGTTTTCTTTTTTGGTTTTTTACCACCAACATAAGCTTCATTAACATCAGGTGTAGATGGATCATCAGCTACATAATGACCTTTGCTATCTCTAGCTCTTACGCCATTCATCTCATCACACTTGCGTTGTGCATCTTCTAAATCTGGATCAGGACCAAATATTGGTCTCCAAATACCATCATCTGAGGCTTCTAAAACTTTATATTGAGGTGGAAATTGACCAGTCTCTGAAACTATATAATTTGCCATAATAAATACCTGTTAATCAGAATATACTTTAATCATCTCTAAAACGATAGAATAAGTATCTCCTGATGAGTGACCTTTAGTAGTAAATAAGATATCTCCTGTTTTACCACTACCTGCGTTATTTGGTAAACCACCAAAATCTTTAAAATCCATATGTCCATTACTACTTTCAGCAAGTTCCATTAATAGGACATTGCTTGTAGCATCTAAAAAAAGTTGAACAGACATACCAACGACAGCATGACTAACACGCATTACTCTAACTTCAGAGCAAGATTTACCTGCTGAGTTAGAAGCTAAGGCAGATACATCCACCTTAGCTACTGCTGATTCTCCTGTGCCATCGCTAACATTAGTAAACTTCATAACACAATTTCTTTCACCATCTATTATGGTTTGTGTTGTTACTGCATCAGCCATAATCTATCTCCTATTAAGCGTCAGCAAATGGAGTTACTAAAGTGCCTGAACCTAAAATAATTCCTTCTACAGCGTATTTAGCACTACCCATTGCAGTTACCTTAATAATACTACCTGCTAATCCACCTTTAGTTGAGCCATTTAATGTAATGACATCATTAGATGCACCAGAGATAAATGTTTTACCTGTAGCATCATCAACACCTGTATATAAACCACCTACAAATTTATCTGTTCCATCTGTAAGTATGTCCATGTCAGTAGCTGCTGTTTCTACTACAAAAAAGAAAGATGCACCTAAGTTATTTGTTTGATTTGGGTCTCCATCTTCACC